ATAGATGATGTTGAGTTTACAGATGAGGTAATTGGTGACTAACCAAAGACACTTATCAATCTTAGATGAAATCAAAAAATCTGGCGGCGATTTAGATATAGGCAAACCTAATGACTCGGTTATGTTGATTGATGGCATGAATCTATTCATACGAGTATTTTCTGCCATACCAACTACTAATGAGGACGGAATCCACATTGGTGGAATAGTTGGTTTTTTAAGGTCATTAGCGTTCAATATAAATATGATTAGACCTACACGAACTATCATTGTGTTTGATGGTAAAGGTGGGTCTAACCGCCGTAGAAAGATATTCCCAGAATATAAAATGGGAAGAAAGATGTCGTATCGTTTAAATCGTGCTCACGACTTTTTAACTCGTGATGAAGAACAAAAGATGATGATACGACAATTGAATCGTGTTGTAGAGTATTTGGAGTGTTTACCAATATCCATTATGAATATGGAAAATTGTGAGGCAGATGATGTAATCGGATATCTATCTAAACATATTTACAAAGATAACAAGACTACTATCGTATCAACAGACAAAGACTTTCTACAATTGATTGACGAAACCACAAGGGTATATTCACCTACTAAGAAAAAAATGTATGATGAAGATAAAGTATTCAATGAATACGGAATTCACCCGAAGAACTTTTTATTATTCAGAATGTTTGACGGAGATAAGTCAGACGGAATACCAGGCGTAAATGGTATTGGAAAGAAAACTTTAATCAAATTATTTCCATTTATGGAAACAGCAGAAAAATATACATTGGACGACATATACAGAAGTGCAGAAACACAGAAAGTTCCATTGTGTGAAAAGATATTGCAATCAAAAGATTTATTAGATATGAACAAAACTCTTATGGACTTAGAGGACGGAATCATATCAGGACAACAAAAATTAAAAGTAAAAGAAATAGTAGAACGACCAATACAAAGATTAATCAAACATAGATTTCAAACTATGTTCTTAGAGGATAAAATGTATCAAGCATTACCTAATCTAAATAGTTGGTTGGCAACTACATTTAATCGTATGAACCATATAGCACAGGAAACAAACAAATGAACAATAAACTAATCAACGGAGACTGTTTAGAAGAATTAAAAAAGCTTGATGATAATTCAGTAGATTTATTATGCACAGACCCGCCTTATGGCTACGGATTTATGGGCAAACATTGGGATACATTTAAGGAAAAAGACTCTACGAAATCTCAACAAGTTGGTTGGATGAGTCCAGGTATGAAAAAAGATACCTATGGTATGAAAGAATTCTTTGACCCGATTTGGACGGAGTGTTTACGAGTGTTGAAACCAGGCGCTCTGGCATTTGTGATGTCGGCACCAAGAAGTGATGTTCAATCTATTATGGCTCAAACTCTACAAGAATCAGGATTTGACATTAGTTTCACACCAATCTATTGGACTTACGCAAGTGGATTTCCAAAAGCAATGAACATCAGTAAAATGATTGATAAACAAAAAGGTGCTAAACGAGAGGTTACTGGTAAAGGTAAAGCAGGTGCAGCATTCCATAAAGGTAAAGGTGTAATTACAGGAGGTTTTGGAAATATATCTGACGGAACTGGAACAGCTACAACAGAATGGGATGAGAAAAATAATCCAGCAACAGACGAAGCAAAAAAACTTGATGGAAGTTATGCAGGATTCCAACCAAAACCGGCAGTTGAAGTTGTGATTGTCGCAATGAAACCATTAGATAAAAAAGGTTATTTAGAACAAGCACAAGATAATCAAAAAGGTATCACTTGGTTTGATGATTGTAGAATACCATTTGAAGAATCAGATACGCCAAAAGGTGGTTATGGTGCTATGGATATTGGTATTGGGAAACCAGGTGAAACACAAGATTATAGAAAAAAGAAAAAGATTACAATGCCAGACCTACGAGATGTTGGTAAAAAATCAAAAGAAGCAATCGGTATTGATAAGTTATCTTATGGACAAGTTCAAAATGCAGAACGAAAAGAATATGAACCAAATACCGTAGGTAGATTTCCAGCTAATATGTTGGTAAGTGATGAAGTGTTAGATGATTATTCAAGATACTTTAGTTTAGATAGTTGGTTTCAAAAAAACCTTAAATCATTACCAGAACCAGTCCAACAAACATTTCCATTTATGATTGTTCCAAAAGCAAGTCGTAGTGAAAAAGATAATGGATTAGATAGAAATATACACCCGACGGTAAAACCCTTGACATTGATGAATTATTTAGTTACATTGGGTAGTCGTAAAGGTGATGTAGTATTAGAGCCGTTTGCTGGTAGTGGAACAACTGCACTTGCTTGTGTAGCACAAGAAAGAGATTACATCGCAATAGAACGAGAACAAGAGTATTACGAGATAGCAAAAGCTCGTTTAGAAAAGGTAGAAGAACCATTAAAACTATGGGAAAAGTTTGGTGGGTAGAAAAAGAAAATATCATACCGATAAAGAAAGACGAGAAGCCCAAAGAAAGTGGCAAATGGAACATTATTTACGTAATAAAGAAGAAATTAAACAGAAAGCAAGGGATAAATATCGTGAACAGAAAAGAAATGAACTTTATGAAAAAAAAGCTAATGCTTTGTATGGGGAACTTGATATTTAATATAACAAGGTTATGAGTAAAAACGAATCACTAATACAATACGGAACATCATTCCAATCAAAAATCATATCATCATTGTTGGTAAACAATAAGTTTATGAAAACGGTGTATGATATATTAGAAGTTAGTTACTTTGATAGTGACGCTAATAAATTTTTAATCACAGAAACAAGAAAGTATTTTGACAAATACAAAACACCACCTACAATGGAAGCATTGAAAGTGGTTATTGATGATTTAGAAAATGATGTAATGAAATCTGCGGTCGTGGATAGTTTAAGAAATGCTTGGAACTTCAGAGAATCACCAGACTTAGAATTCGTTCAAGAAAAAACATTAGAGTTTTGTAAGAACCAAGTTATCAAGAGTGCAATTATGCAATCAGTAGAGTTATTGGATACACAAAAGTATGATGAAATCAAAGGTGTGATTGATAATGCTATGAAAGCCGGTGTCGAAAGAGATATCGGACACGAATATATGACGGGCTTTGAAGAACGAATGAGTTCATCGGCTAGAAATACCGTAGCAACCAAATGGGATAGTGTTAATGATTTAATGGAAGGTGGATTAGCAGGTGGAGAACTTGGAGTGATAGTTGCACCAGCAGGTATTGGTAAATCTTGGACACTACAAGCAATCGGAGCTGACGCAGTCGCTAAAGGTAAAACCGTAATACATTATACATTAGAGTTAAATGCAGAATATGTTGGATTACGATATGATTGTATTGTTAGTGGACAACCAACAGGTAATTTACAATATTATAAAGAAGAAGTCTTAGCTAAAATAAATAAATTAAAGGGTAATCTGATTATCAAATATTATCCTACGAGAAGTGCAAGTGTCGCAACATTGACTTCACACTTACAACAATGTGAATTACAAGGTATCAAACCTGATATGGTATTGGTTGACTATGCAGATATTATGAAGTCTACAGTCAACTTCAAAGAAAAAAGACACTCTATTGGACACGTTTATGAAGAATTGAGAGGTATGGCAGGGGAATTCGACATACCGATATGGACAGCTTCACAGGCAAATCGTTCATCATTAGAGGAAGATGTGATTGACGCATCAAAAGTTTCAGAAGACTACAGTAAAGTAATGACTGCAGACTTTATTATGAGTATGTCGAGAAAAGTGGAAGATAAGATTGCAAACACAGGTAGATTCCACGTTATTAAGAATAGATTTGGACCAGATGGATTGACCTTTCCAGCTACCATTAATACTAACACAGGTTACATTCAAATATACGAAGCCAATACTCAAGAGGGTAAACAAACTCAAGGGAAAATGGATAATGCAGAGGAGTATATGAGAAAAACTTTGGCACAAAAGAAGAAGGATTTTGATTCAGAGGGGTTTGAATAAAACTTCAAAGAAAATCTTTCTAAAACTTCAAAGAAATTAAAATATATTGAAATGTTACCGATATATATTATAGTTATATAAGGTAGAGAATAATAAACACATAGGAGAGTTACAGGTGAAATTTAAATTATCAGAAAATTTTATATCAAAGTACAAAAGAAAAAAAGCACCATTTGGTTTTAACGGATTAGGCGAATTAGTCTATATGAGAACATATTCAAGAATTAAAGAAGATGGAAAGAACGAACGTTGGTGGGAAACCGTTCAAAGGGTTGTAGAAGGAACTTATTCTATGCAAATGAATCACATTGATTCACACCAATTAGGTTGGAATCCTTGGCAAGCACAAAAGTCAGCACAAGATATGTATGACAGAATATTCAATATGAAATTTCTACCACCAGGTCGTGGTTTATGGGCTATGGGAACAGCAATCACAGAAGAAAAAGGATTATATGCAGCACTAAACAATTGTGCATTCGTATCCACTAAAACACTCAAAGAAGATTTAGCAAAACCATTTTGTTTCTTAATGGACGCATCAATGTTAGGCGTTGGAGTTGGATTTGATACTAAGGGAGCGGGGGAAGTTCTTGTCAAAGAGATTGATACGAAGAGAGATTCAGTTACATTTGAAATACCAGATACTCGTGAGGGTTGGGTAGAATCTTTAAGGTTACTATTGGAAAGTTACTTTCACGGAACACAAAGAGTTGATTTTGATTACAATATAATCAGAGCAGAGGGTGAACCAATCAAAGGCTTCGGTGGTGTATCAAGTGGACCAGAACCATTGAAAGAAGTTCACGAAGATATCAGAAAAGTATTAGAAACAAATAGTGGTAATCCAATCACAATCACAACAATCGTAGATATTATGAATTTAATCGGTAAGTGTGTGGTGGCAGGTAATGTTAGAAGAACTGCTGAAATCGTATTTGGTGACCCGAACTCAGATGAATACTTAGACTTAAAGAATTATAAAGTAAATCCACACAGAGACCAATTCGGTTGGACATCAAACAACTCAGTATTTGCTGAACTCGGTATGGATTATACAGAAATAGCAAAACGAATCGTAGATAATGGAGAGCCAGGTCTGGCGTGGTTAGGAAATATGAGAAAGTATTCTCGTATGAAAAATGGTGGAGATGATAAAGACCATAGAGTTATGGGTGGTAATCCTTGTTTGGAACAATCATTGGAAAGTTATGAACTATGTT